GAAGGTCTTGTTCCCGTTGCTGATCGTGTTGCTCGTCGTCGAGGTCGTCAGGTAGCGGTCGCCGGAGATGACCACATCCCAAGCCGCGTTCTTTCGGGCGTACTGCGATCCGTCCGAGGGGGCGTCATTGACGACAGCCAGGGAGCCGAGGCCGAGGTTGGTCCGGGCCGTGCCGGTGTTGGCCAGCCCTGCCAGATTCCCGGCCTTTGCCAGATAGTCCGACATTCCCGCGAGGGTCTGGTAGGTAGACGCGGCGGTGGAGGTCGTCAGGTAGGAGGACATCCCCGCCAAGGTCTGGTAGGTCGAGGCCGCCGTGGCGGAGGTCAGGTAGGGCGTCAGCGCCGCAGCCGTCAGGAAGCCAGAGGGGTTGCCCGTCAGGGGATAGAAGCCAGCGGTCACCCAAGACTCGGTCGCGTAAGCCGACAGGTTGAGCGTCACCCAGTCGGTCGCGTAATCGACGCCCGAGGTCTTCTGGAGATACTGTCCAGCCGTGCCGCCGGCAGGAACGCCAGGGCCAGCAGGGCCGGGGACGCCGACCGAACCCGTCAGGGTGCCAGGGACGATGCCCGAGATGGTGCCCGAGATGGTAGACTGGTCAGCGGAGAATACCCCCGAGATGGTCCCGAAGGTCGAAGCCGTCGAGGTGATCGTCGCGTCGGGCATGGCTTAGACGGTGACGGAGTCGATGACGTTGACGCGGAAGAGTTCGGTGCGCGAGATGGTCGAGCCCGGGAATACGAACTTGATGTCCCAGCGACCTAGGCCAAGCGCCCAGTCAGCGGTCGAGCCCGGGTAGGTGCAGGTGAACGACAGGCCGTCGCCGGCCTTGGTGATCGTCAGCTCGTAGGAGTTGCCGCACTTGTCCTCCACCGTCGAGGTCAGGGTCGTGGCCAGCAGGTTGGCAGGGCCGGTAGCGCCAGGGGTCCAGACGAAGGTGCAGGCGAACGTGTTGCCCTGCGATAGCGTGACGGTGTCAGACATGGCTACTTATTGTGCAAATGGTAGGGTTTAGGTCAGAAAGCCGTCAGGTTGCCGATGGCCGTGATATCATCGTAAGGGGTCGAACCGCCTACGACTTGAATGCCTGAGTCGAAAAGCGTCGAGTTAATCGTCGCCGAGCCGCTGACCATTGTGACGGTCTGCCCAACCATGACTGCCTCAAACTCTTCGGTGGCTGCAGCGTTACCCGTAGTTGGGGAGGATGGGACAAGGAATAGTCGGTTGCCTAGGCTACTAGAAAAGAAGTTAGAAATTGAAGGCTGTTGAATACTCCCAGCCCCCCTTGACCACCTGATCAGACCGCTTCCAGTCGCGGAGGCTTTCTGGCCTGATCCGTAGGTGATGTGAAAGTCCCCGAAAGACGTTACGTCAAAGTTTTCTTGGAAACACCAGGCACAACGGAACTTGCCCCAAGTGCTCACTCCCACTGCGCTGCCTAGGGCGGTAGCCATCAGACTCGGGCGTAGTAGTAGGTCGCCGTGGCCGAGCCGAGCTTGATGCGGTCAGCCCAGAGCGAGCCGGTGACGTATTGGGTGACGGTGGCGCCGTTGACCGTGGCGATGCGGATATAGCCTTCCGCGTCGGTGTCCGCAGGCAGGGGCGTTCCGATGTTCCATTCGAAGCCGGTCGGGTTCGGGAACAGGCCCGACGCGAACGGAGCCTTGACCCACACCTCGTAGGTGCTGGTCGAGACCGTGATCGTGCTGGCGATGTTGCCAGGGGTGACGTTGTTGACCGTGCCAGAGACGATGCTGTAGGTGGACAGGCCGCCAGTCGTCTCGACGTGCTTGACCTTGAAGGGATGGTCCATGTCGGGGGAAGGCTCGTCGGTGCATCCAGCCACGATCGTGTAGTCGGGCTTGACGCTGGTCATGGCGTTCAGGTTCTGCATACCGTCCGTGGTCACATCTCCAGAGAAGCCAGTGCAGCCGATAACGTCCGCGCGGTTGTTGATGTCCTTCCACGCGGGTGAGCCGTCTTTGTTCAAATTGTAGGGGTCCTCGGCCTCCGTCACGTCTGCCTTGTTCATCAGTTGGGTCATTCCGAACTGAGGCTGTATCGTAAGGTCTAGCGTGCCGGTGTGATACTGGATTACGTTCAGCTCATACTCGTAGCTCGTGACGCCCGCCGTATTGATTGACAGGGCAGGAATGGTCATCCCCTGCAGCTGGTTGACAAAGGTCACGTAGTATACCGAGTCGGAATACTTTGAGACTTCCACGTTGCCCAGCAGGGTGACGGGTAGTTCCACGCCAGGGATTACGACGGCCACGATGGACTCAAGGCAGGTCTTGAGAGTCAGTTCGTTGGAGTAGACCGGGACGGTGGCGCTGTAGAAGTTTGTGACAGGGAAGGGGACGGTTGACGTGAAGCCTCCGCAGGTGATGGTCACGGCTCCGCCAGAAGGGTTGCCGTCGAACGTAATCTTTTGGATCATGTTCGAGAAACCAAGGACGGCAGGACGGACGATGCTCGATGTTGCCGTGAACGGAGCGGCGGCCAATGCGTTGACTTGCGCGATTGCTTTGTAGTTGTAGCCGAACCTGCGGGGGTTGAACCAAGACGTGTGGCAGTGGCCCCAGTCTCCGGGCAGATCGGTATCGGCGGCGGTATAGCCCTCCATCTTCTGCACGTTCATCGTGTTCTCGTAGATGGACGGACCTGTGCCTTTCTGAATCTTGGCCTCGTCGGTCGTGTTGGAGTCCGCGATAATGGCCAGCGTAGGCAGGCCGGTGTTTACTACGTCGCTGTCCTCGAAGGGCGGGACATTAGGCTGCACGTCCCACTTGAAGCCGTAGAGCACGTGGACGGAAAGGGTGTCGGGGAGTTTGTATCCTCCGCCGTTCTCCATCCACCAGAAGTCGGAATAGTAAGGGTCGATGCCCGGGTTGCCTCCAGGGTAAATGTCCGTGGCCTGCCTCATGGCGCTAGGGCAAATCTGCACCTTGGTCGCTTCGGCCTGCCCCAGCTGAGTGAACGCCCCGTCGTAGATGATGGGCATATTCGTCCCGCTGTAGGCGATGCTACCCTTGGCGATCTGCAGATAGCGCTGACCATTGACCGAGACGACGCGGCACTCGAACGGAGCCGGCCGGATGGACGGCATCGGAGCGTTGACCAACTGCTCGGGAATGTTCGGGGGCGGGATAGGGAACTCTACTCCCAGATAGACGCCGTCCCCGATGGGGGGCGTCCACGGCTTTTCGATGTCCAGGGAGAACCCGCTGGACGATGCCTTGAAGGTGTATCCGTTCCCGGGTTGAAGGCTCATAGGTCAAGGGAGGGTGCTGACCTTCTGATATACTTCGCTCGGCCAGCCCTGGATGCTGAAGCGCACCTCATAGTTGACCTTATACAGGGAGCCGAAGTCTTGGATGTTTACCTGACTTAGCAGCAGCTGGTTATAATTGCCGTTGTTGTCGTTGGAAATCCATTCCGCAGGAGGACCGGCATAGTCTGGCACGATCTTAGGTAGGTTGCTGTTCCAAGTGTTGTTGAAAGAAGTAGTGCCTAGCAGGAATATTGCTTCACTTACCAAGTCTTGTTGGGTCGTGTAGAAGTGGCCGGAGAAGGATGATTGCGGGGCAAGGTAGTTGGTCTTGCCGTAGAAGTGACGGAACTCGGGTTTGACGAAACCGATGAAACGACCGCCCGTAGCGTCCTCGAAGCAAGCGCCGTTGAGACCCATGTATGACTGCTTCTTGTTGACCTTGACGACAGTGCTCCCAGTCGTGACCGTGATGTAGTCGGTCGGGCTTTTGATTTCCACCAGCGGACCGATGGGGGACTGGGTATAGGGAGGCTGTCCGGCGATGGCGTAGGTGCTTCCACCGAAAGCCTCGACGAAGAAGTTCTGGTTAGTCGTGATGTTCTCGGACGTCAGACCATTAGACGAGGCGACCTCGGGGTTGGTGTGGTTGCCGCTGTTGAAACTCGGGTCGATGCCGACGTAGTCCAGGGACACGACCGCGATGCCAAGGGACTCCCAGCTGATGTTATACTTATGGACCTTGAGGAAAGAATACGCCGGGTCTGGGTGCGGTTGGCCGCGCAGGACGAAGCCCTGAAGGTCTACGGTGTGATCGCACTTATATTTGGTCGTCGAGGTGATGAGACCGTAGCCGTCCCCGACGATGTTCCAGCCCGCCTGAATTAGCGGGGTCGTAAGCGGGTTTCCTTTTTCTACGATGTTAGGCATATGCTTTCAGTTGTTAAGGGGTGGTTGCCGAAGGGCGGGGACTTGCCATCCACGTGCCACCCCTGACCATGTTGGAATCTACGAGCTGACGGAGAAGGGAGGTCTGGGACTTCTGTTCTTCGAGCTGGGCGTTCATGGCCTCAAGCACCGGGTTGGCTCCGACGCCGATCACGTTGCCGAAGCCTTCGGGAGATTTAAAGGTGGTGGACATACTATCGACCTCCTTCTTGGTGGCGACCTCTGCCTCGGCTGCGGCCTTCTGAGCGGCGGCGGCGGACGCGGCCTCGGCGGCGGCCTTGCCTTCCGGGGTATCGGCGGAACGGCCAGCGGCGCGTCGCTCTAGAATCTTCTGAATTTCCTCGTTCTTGGCGTAGTCGTTGATGCCGATTTGCATCCCCATGGTATCCAAGAAACGGCCAGCCGTATTCCAGAAACCCTTACCTTCTTCCACGTAAGTGGCCATGGCTGACTCTGCTTCGGATTTGCTGAAGGTTCCACCGCCTTCTTGGCCTTGCTCCCTGGCTAAAGCCTCGGCGGCGATCTTGGCGTTCTGGCGATCTAGGGCGTCCTGCCGGCGACCAGCGGCTTCACGGGCTGAGGTGACCGTGCCCGCGCGCATATACTTATTCTCACCCTTCTCAGCGTCAGCCTTGGCATCTTGCACCGCTTGCTTGTTCTTTTCGATGGAGGCAGAGATGGCGCTGATGGCCGCGTTCAACAGGACCATCGGAGCCGCGAAGGAAAGGAACAGGTCCTTGCCGAAGGACTTGAAGCGGGCCTGCACCCCTTCCATGTTCTTCTCTAGGTTGCTTACGGACTTCTTGACCTTCTCGGTCACCTGCTCGGCGTTGGTATCGCCGTTGATGCTGAACTTGATGACGTTGCTCATGCTTGGCTCTTTTCGAGTTGTTCGATTAGTTCTTCGTCCTCGGTGGTAAGGACTTTAAGTTCGGCTCCCTTGCACACGGCAAAGGCGGAGTTAAGCCAGATGGCTTGGCACTCCGGCATCGTCCAAGCCCGGTCCTCTGAGATGTTGTTGGCAACCAAGTTGGCCACCACGCTGAGCGGCCAAGGGATGCCGGATGTCTCCATGCTCTTGGACTTACGCTCCCAGAACTTGGGCCACGCGCTGACCAGGACGAACTTGGAGAAGCGGTCAATCTGCTCGGCGAAGTAATCCCCGTTGGAGTTCATCCTGCCGAGATACCAGGAGTCTTTCAGCGTCAGCTTGTCGATGCGTTCGCCCGAGCAAACCTTGACGGCCACCAGCAGATCGAGCGGACGGATGTCCGCTTCAGAACGAAGGAGGGGGCTTTCGGCTGCTTCCAGCTGCACGCGGTGAAGCAGGCAGAACGGGGAAACAAAACGGCCCAGCAAAAACGTGTTAGCTGGGTCCGTGAAAGCCGATGTGAATCGGCGGTCCATGTGGTTAGGAGGCGATGGCCTCGTAGCCGACAGCAGTAACGGTCACGGCGGAATAGCCGCGATTAGATCCCTTGTCTGAGACCTTTTGGACCCAGCCCGAAAAAGCGGTCGAAGCAGTGCCGCCAGCGTAGGACGAAGCGGTGTTGACCGTCAGGGAGAAGGCCGCGCCGAGGACAGGAATCGCTGACGTTTTCGCGATGATTTCCACGGAGATCTGGGTCTTCCTATCGTCACCGCGCCATGCGACGGTCATGCCATCCTCGTCGACGATGGTCGCCTCAGAGGTGAACTCACCGTCGTTAGTGTAGGACTGGACAACGGCATTGGCAACGGAGGCGCCGGCGATGCCGTAAATTGCGGTTACCCCTTTGACGATAGCAGCCATATACTATTGCGGATAAGGTAAGGTTAGCCCTCGGGGTTCACGACCACCAGAATGTCGTAGACTAGGACCGATGCCCAGGAGCGCTCGTTGACCCCCTCATCCTCGGACATGGGGGTGATGTCGTAGCAGTGGGCGTCGCCCTGCAGGGTGAACACGGCCTGCAGCGCTTCGAGGTCCTGCATGGCCCCGGCGATGGCGGCCACCCGGGCGCGGTGATCCGTCAGGGTCACGTCGTCGGCAGAGTCCAGCAGGGTGACGCGGACGGTGCATGAGTAGTTCCCGAGGCCGTCAGGGAAGTCGTTAGGCAGGCGGGCCGAGTCGCAGAGCACGATGGCCTTGGGGAGCACGTTCGTGTCGGCGCTGTCGCCCTTGTAGATGTTCACCCCTACCAGTTCATACTGGTCGGAGAGGTGGGTCGCCACTGCGGCTTCCACGATATGGCGGGCGGATTTGGTTCCCATAGAGTTATTTGGTCTTACGAGCGTTAGCCTGAGCCAACGTCTTCTCAAGCCTTGCGAGCACGGCGGCACGCATTTGTTTGACGCGGTTGCCGTAGACTAGGTTCTCGGTCCCAGCCTCTCCGGCCACGTTATTGACGTTTCCGATCATGTTCATCACGGTCATCGATACGAAGCCTGGGCTACGGCTGGCGCTGAACACGCCCTGGGCTGAGCGCTTATTGGCGTCCACCCACGGAGCGTCATAGGCTCCGAAGTTACGCTCTACGCCCTTCTTGGTCACGGGCTTGGGGACCTGCTCTAGGACCGCAGCCCAGCCGGACTTGACCCGTCCGACCTTGGCCTGACGTTCAGCTATATAGGCTTGGAGTTGTTGGACTGAGCCGACCATATACTGCGGGCCGCCGATTCCCTGGTTGCGCTTCCAGCGTCCGTTCACGGCGTTCTTGTATTTGTCGTGGATGCCTCGGAGGTCGTTGGTCTGCCCTTCGATCGGCCTGATCTGCCCGAAGATGTTCGCCTTGTTCAGGTAGTTCTTGGCCTTCTTGAATGAGCGCTCCCAGCTGGTGTCATCCAGAATCTTACGCATGACCGGGGAGATACCCTTGGCCTTGGCTGAGTTGAAGTTGCCGTGGATGTCCATATACGCCTGTCGGTCGTCGCCCCTTACGGAGTTGATGACGCGGCGCAGCAGGACGGGCATCCCCTTCTTGGGGCTGTCCGCAGGAATGAAGATGCGTTTGATGTCCTTGGCCGTCTTACCCATGCCGGCCTTGTGGGCGGCTGAGCTCAGGCCACGGCCCCCGCCGGCAGGCATCGGAGGGGTGAAGGTCATGGCGTCGCGGCACATCAGCCTGATCTGCTCGCGGGTTGTCATCTCCATGTCGGCCTTCACCTCTTCGGCAAAGTGCCTCAGCGCCGCGTTGAAATCCGCGAGGCTGGCTGGTTCGATGGCCGTCTGCTTAGCCATTACTGGTTGTCGTCGATGCAGGTGAGCTCGATGACGGCGCTGGCCTGCTTGTAGGACTGACCCTTGACCCGGAGGACCTGCCCGTTGACCGTCAGTTTCTTGCCAGGGGCTAGGGAGGCCACAGGGACGCCCGAGGCGATTGTGGCTACCTGACCTCCAACCCGGCCATCAGAAGCCGTCCAAGGGGCCGTAGCGGCGGCGAAACGCACCGTCCACATCTTTTCCTCGGTGAAGCCCCCCGCGTCGAACTTGGGGGTGTTCATGGGTTGGGACAGGCCGACGAGGAACAGGTTGGCCCCGACCGTAGCCGGAACCCCGATGTCTGCCAGGATGGATTGGAAGTCAGA